AAACGCGCAGCAGCACGAGAGTTGATACGGCTCTATCGCCTGCTGGATGAAGAACCGCCAGAATCACTACGGAGGTTAGCTGAATAATGGTAGATGATGCCAACCAGGGCCAGGCGCCCAACGCCAGCGACCAGGCGTCGCAGACCGACCAGCAGGGTGCTGCTGGCGCTCAGGGCCAGGAGCCAGAGCGATTCGACGCGGAGTATGTGAAACGACTGAGAGCGGAAGCGGCGAGTTACAGGACGAAGCTCAAAGAGCTGGAGGCGAAGGTCCAGGAGCACGAGACAGCCAAGCTCTCCGAGACGGAGAAGCTCCAAAAGCGCCTGGCCGAGCTGGAACGGCAGCAGGCGGAGCACGAGCGGGAGCGCCAGGAGCGCACCCTCAAGTACGAGACCATGCTGACGGCTAGCAAGCTCGGAATCGTGGACCCCGAGGCGGCGTACAAGCTTCTTGATTTGGCGAGCATCGAGTTCGAGGAGGACGGCACGCCGCGGAACATAGAGAAGGCGCTGCGCGAGCTGATCGCCAAGCGGCCATATCTCGCTGGTGGCGCTGCCGGGTTAGCGACCAACCCTGCTCGTTCGGCGGTCAACCCGACCGTTTTCACCCGCTCACAGTTGCGCGATCCGAAGTTTTTCCAGGCCCATCGCGACGCCATCATGCAGGCGATGCGCGAGGGCAGAGTTGTGGAGGGATAACCGATGGCCAATATAACCCCAACCGTCGCACAGTATTTTATCCCCGAGGTCTGGGCGAACCGCGCATTGGAGATCCTGCGGTCCAACGTCGTTCTAGCTCGCTTGGTGGCCAAGGACAGCGATGTTGCCGCCTTCCAGGTCGGGGACATCCTACACATCCCGTACCCCGGCACGTTCACGGCCAACGACAAGGCGGCCGGCTCTGCCGTGACCGTGCAGACGCCTTCTGGCGGTACCGAGGTACAGGTCACGTTGAACAAGCACAAGGAGGTCAGCTTTGTAGTTGAAGACGTGGCGCGCGCGCAGGCCAACCAAGACCTGCTCGACCGCTACATCAACGCTGCAGTGCCCGCGTTGGCGGAACAGATTGAGTCTGATTTGTTCGCGCTCTACGCGGATATCGCGACAGCAGGCTACACAGTTGGCACGTCCGGAACCGACCTAACGGCCGCAACCATTCGGAGCGCCAGGAAAAAGCTGAACGACAACAAGTGCCCGCTCAATCCGCGTCATCTGGTGATCTCTAGCAAGGACGAGATTGCCTTGCTCGGGGATTCGAACCTGGCGACCTATTTCGCCATGGCGCGCTCGCAGGGCATCTCTGACGGTTCTATCGGCAACCTGTATGGTTTCCAGGTTTGGATGAGCCAGTTGGTGCCGGCTGTGGCGGGGACGCCTGTCAGCACCAAGAACATGGCTTTCCACCCCGAGGCGTTCATTCTGGCGATGCGAGGTCTGCCTGAGCCGCCAGCATCCACCGGCGCGCAAGCGGCTACGATCCGCGATCCCGAGAGCGGGCTGGTGATCCGCGTGCTCTATGCCTACAACCCGTCCTACCTGGGCGTCCAGGTGACGATGGATGTGCTGTACGGCGTGAAGGTCTTGAGAGCTGAGAAGGCGTGCGTGGTGCTGAGCTAGCGTCTTGCGGCCAGGGCGGCAGAGTTCCTCCTTTGCTCACCGCCCTGGCCGGCCAACCAGGAGGCGACCGTGGACACGCTGGTAGCTGCTACCCCAAGCCGTGGGCTGGTGCACAGCCGGACCGTGGAGGCGGTGCTCGCGGCCGTTCAAGCCGCGCCGGTAAGGCTGGTCGGCTGGGTGTTCAGCCATGATCTGCCGATCCCAGCCTGCCACGAGCAGGTGTGCGGGCTGGCCGTGGCGACCGGGGCGGAGTGCGTCTGGCTGGTGGAGGAGGACGTCGTTCCGCCGGTGGACGCGCTCGGTGTCATGCTCCAGGTGATGCGGGAGAGCGACGCCGACGGGGCGTTCATCGACTACCCGATCGGTTCCGGTCCGACCTGCAACTGCGCCCAGGTGGTGAACGGGACGGTCATCTGGTGCGGGACTGGGTGCCTGCTCCTCCGGCGCGAGGCGCTGGAACGCATTCCCCGGCCGTGGTTCGACAATCGGAACGAGGTCGAGGTCAAGGTCCGCGGAGATCAGGTCACAGTTCGGGAGTTCCCGGTCGCATACACCTACGGCGGGCAGGACATCGGATTCACCCTGAGGGCGCATGCGGCGGGAGTCAAAATCGCCTACGTGCCGCCGGAAGTCGCTTTTTGTCAGCATCTTAAGGTTGGGGCTTGGGGCAAACCGATGAGCAACTACGGGAGCCACCAGATCGTGGCGCTGCCGTATCCGGAGAGGTGGCACGATGCCAGTTAGGGTCAGCATGACCGACCTGATAGCGCGGGTGCGCACCATGATAGCCGACCCCGCCGGGGCGAGCCAGATTTTCGACGACCAAACGATTCAGGACTATCTGGACCGGCATCGCACATTGGTTAGGTATGTTCAGTTGCGGGCGGCCGAAACGATCCTGGCGGGTGGTACGGTCGAGTATCGCGACTATTACGCTGGCTACGGGAACTGGGAGGCGGACGAGAAGCTGTACGACGGGACGTGTAACGAATTGACCCCGGCCACGGCGGACCGACTGACTGGCCACTGGGCGTTCACGACCAACCAGCAGCCACCGGTGCTGATTGTCGGTAACTACTACGACGTGTATGGGGCTGCTGCTGACCTGCTGGAGGCGTGGGCAGCTAAGGAAAAATTGAGCTTTGATTTTGATACCGATGGCCAGACCTTCAAGCGCTCGCAGAAGGTCGCAGCACTGTTGAACTTGGCGCGTGAGTACCGCCGGCAACAGTCGCCGGTGGCGGTAGGGATGGTGAGGACGGATGCTAACGTCTACCGAGCTTGACGCGATGCGCACGACCCTCAACGCCAGCCTGCCAGATACCGCGCAGGTACAGCGGCGCACACTCACGTCAGACGGCGCTGGCGGATTCACTGAGTCCTGGACGACCGTGGCGACCGTCGCCTGTCGGGTATCGCCGTCCGGCCAATCGCCACAGGAGCGGGTGATCGCTGAGCGGTTGGCAACGACGAGCGTCTGGACGCTGACGCTGCCGGCGCTGACGGATGTGCGGCCGGCGGACCGAATCATCCTGGGGACGCGGACGTTCGAGGTGGTGGCGGCGCTGGCGCGCAGTACAGAAATCTCCCGCCGGGTGGTCGTGACGGAGGTGGTGTGATGGCAGACGAGCGAATCTCTTGGGGCCTCAAATCCGCCGCCGCAATCCTGGCGGCTGTGTGGGGAGGATTTAGCCCCTTGTTGCAGGCGCTGATTGTCTTGATGGCGGTGGATATAGCGACCGGCTTCCTGGCCGGGTTTGTCACGAGGCAACTGAGCAGCAATGTGTCGTTTCGGGGCATGGCCAAAAAGGCCATCATGCTCCTGATTGTGGTCACGGCAACCGCGGTTGGGAATAGCTCCGGTGTGGACGTGCTTGACGACGCCGTGATCGGGTTCTTTTTGGCGCACGAGACATTGAGCGTGATCGAGAACGCGGCCAAGGCGGGGGTGCCGACGCCACAGGTCCTCAGGGACGCCCTGGCGAAGCTCTCCCCGGAGCAGAACCAGCAGAACCAGGGGAAGACCGATGGCTAGGGGCATCGTGGTTGTCGAGCTGGAGTTCAACCGGTTGCCGGAGATCAGGGCGGCGCTGCGGCCGATGGCGAGTCAGGTTGTCAGGAAGACCGCGTTTGATGTCGAGGCTGGGGCTAAAGAGCGCAGTCGGGTTGATACCGGCAACATGAAAAATGGCTGGCAGACCGAGATGGAGGGCGACCTGACGGCCGTGGTCTACAACAACGTGGAGTATGTCATTTACCATGAGTTCGGGACACGCAAGATGTCTGCCCAGCCGATGGCAACACCGGCTGCTGAGGAGGCCAGGCCGGGGTTCGTCGCTGCGATGAAGGAGCTGTTCGAGTGATCGAGACGGCACGGGCGCATGAGTGGCTATACGGCGTGCTGTCTAATGACGCGACGCTCAACAGTTATGTGAGCGGACGTGTGTATCGACGGCTCGCGCCCCAAGGCGCGACGATGCCGTATGTGGTGTTCCAGTTCCAGGGTGGCCACGACGTGCAGGCGGTCGGGCCGTATCGAGTGATGAGCCAGTTGGTTTGCGTCGTGAAGGCGGTAGGTCTGGCGACCACATACACGACGCTGAAAACGATCGCGGACAGAGTCGATAGCTTGCTCCAGGCGGCTAGTGGGACAACGACCGATGGTCGCGTGCTGTCCTGTGTGCGTGAGATACCAAT